ATAAGCCATATTAACATTGGAATCGAGCATTTTATCTAATTCAACTAAATCATTTTCATCAGCCCATTCAGGAGTTTGATTTCTTCCGAGTAAGTAATCAGTAGTAACATTAAAAATTTCTGCTAATTTCTGGAGTTCTTCTGTAGAAACCTTTCTAGTGCCATTTTCAATTTTATTCATTGCTGATTTTTCTAATCCAATTTTCCTGCCTAACTCAGCTTGGGTCCAGTCACGTTTTTCTCTTAAATCTATTATTCGATTCACTAGATCTTTTGACATTAGACTACTCCTTCCGTTGCTTTTTTCACAACTATTTTACCATAGTTGCGAAAAAAGATATAAAAAGATGCTAAAAAAGATACTTTTTCTATTGACGTATCTAAAATCGCAATATATTATATGTATATAAGGTTGCTAAAAAAGAAACTTTGGAGGTGCAAATATGTATCAAGTAAATCTTGAATTAATAAAAGAGCGACGTAAAACAAAAGGTTACTCTTTAAAAAAAATGTCTGATCTCATGGGTTTTAATGATAAGGCGAAATATTATAGAAGAGAAACTGGCGAATATAATTTTAAACCAGAAGAACTTCAAAAATTTTTACCCATAAAGTATCTAAAATCGAAACTTTCGACAAAGAAAGGAGAAACACCAAATGACACGACAATAAAAATAAACATCGTACTTGATGCAAGACCTAGACTAGTACACATCATCAAATGTGCTACAGATGTTCAACTTGATCTTTTAGTTGAAGAAGTTCAAAAAGAGCTTGAACGTGAATTAGACGAAACAGCTTTTGTTTGATTCTTTAAATTAATAGTACAAAAAAATTGCTCGTATTGATATACGTGCGAATAAGAAATTGAGGTGTTCAAACTGTTAAAAAAATCAGCTGTCATTCGAGAATCATTAATTAAGGTGATAAATAAGAGTGGCAAAACGAAGAAAAAAATTGCAAAGCAAGTTAATGTATCTCAACAGTCATTGAGTGATTGGACAACGCCACATAATACTAAGCCTGTGACGTTAGAAAATGCTCAAGCTTTAACTGATCATTTTCGGGATTCAGATTTTACTCTCCATGTAATCCATAAATTTTTTGGATTATTTAAATCAATTGATGGAGATGTTTATAGAAGAGATCCCTCGTCACTAGATAAGCTTCAAATGATAGAATCCGATGAGCGAAAACAAAAGAAACAAGAAGTTGAGAAAATTCTTCTCAAAAATGAGGATTATTTAACCGCTGAGGATCGTCAGCAAATCATTTCATATGCTTATGAGTTTTTAGACGAGATCATGATTGAAGTGACTCTGATCAGTGTACTATGCGAAATTCTTGGAATTGATATTCGTCAACTAAGCGAGCAGCGTTTAACTTATTGGATCAGTCAAGGATACATGAAAGGAGAATTAAAATGAAGATTTCACAAATGGAAAGAGTGGTCCCTTTAGTTCAAAAAAAGCAACCAAAAGAAAGAGTTTGGAAAAAAGCTAAAGATATTGCTGAATATTTCGGTGTCTCATTAGCTACTATTTCTAAATGGACGAATTCAAAAAATGATCCGTTACCTTCTCGAAGGGTTCGAGGTGTTTTGCAGTATGACTTCGAGTTAGTGAAGGAATGGGAAGAACGCAATACTAATTAGAAAGGAATGTGAAGCAATGAGAACGGTTTTTAAAATGACTGTCAAAAGCGCTTTGCTTATGTGTCTTGTAGCAATCATACTGACAAGTATCAACCCGGCATATGCGCTGATTTATTGGGGAACTTTAGTAGTTGTTACTGCTGTAAGAGAAAGTTTCAAAATGCCAACACAAAAAAGACCGACCAGCGATGGCCGTCGCTAATCGGTTAGTACTTGTAGCAAAAAACTACGTCATCTTTGGCTTGTTATTCGCAATTGCCATGCTTGTGCTTTGCGTATTAGCAAGCAGAAAAGAGGGGAAACATGAACGAGTTAGCAAATCTTGACAATTATTTAACTGATCCTGATTATGCTAAACCACCATATGAATCACCAATCGACGAGGAGGATGAATATGAGTAAATCAACTTTAGACATGAGCCATCAAGAATGGCTCGAAGACCGCAAAAGAGGTATTGGTGGTTCAGATGTTGCAACCGTACTTGGATTGAATAAATACAAATCTCCTTATCAATTATGGCTTGAGAAAACGGGTCAAATTGAATTGAAAGATTCAGAGAGCGAACCAGCTTATTGGGGCAATGTTTTAGAAGAAGTTGTTGCCAAAGAATTTCAAGAACGAACAGGCAAAAAGGTTCGTAGAAGAAACCAAGTGTTTGAACATCCGTTACATCCATTCTTAAGAGCAAATATCGACCGTGATGTAGTAGGAGAAAATGCCATTCTTGAATGTAAAACAGCGAATCAATTTCTTAGCAAAGAGTGGGAAGGGGAAGAAGTGCCACTTAGTTATTTGTGTCAAGTGCAACATTATATGAATGTTTTGAACAAGGATTATTGTTATATCGCTGTGTTGATTGGTGGTCAAAGATTTATATGGAAACGAGTTGAACGAGATCAAGAACTGATTGACATCATCACAGAACGGTTAGTTGATTTTTGGGAAACAAACATTATTGGCGGAGAAGAGCCACTGATTGATGGAAGTAAAGCAACGTCAGACTTTCTAAAAGAGCGTTATTCGGAATTAGATTCAACTGAAATTATGCTTCATGCCGACTATGATGTTCTACTCGATCAAAAAGAAGAGTTACTCAAAAATAAGAAGGAACTAGAGAAGAGTATTCGACAAATCGACAATCAAATTATCCAGGAACTTGGAATAAAGAATGCCTCTACAGGTATCACACCTAATCGGATTATTTGTTTAAAATCAGTCGTTTCTAAACGAAAAGACTTGAAGAAAATAGCAGAGAAATATCCAGATGTGATGAAAGATGAGGATATTTATAGCTTATCAACTTCAAATAGATTAGTGATAAAGGAGATTCAGTGATATGGCAACAAGTAAAGATTTAAAGAATCAGCTAACAGAACAAAATAATCAAGCAGTTGATCCTTCTAAATTAGGGCTTAAAGCTCTAATGAATACACCGACAATGAAAAATAAATTTAAAGAAGTATTGAAAGAGAAATCTGATGGTTTCATGGCAAGTGTATTAAATTTGGTAAATAACGATTCTTATTTATCTTCTGTCGATCCAATGAGCATTGTTACTAGTGCAATGGTTGCCGCTTCCTTAGATTTACCAGTGGACAAAAATTTAGGATACGCATGGATTATTCCATATAAAGGAAAAGCCCAATTTCAGTTAGGATACAAAGGATATATACAGTTAGCACAACGTTCGGGTCAATATCAGTCTTTGAATGTTATCGAAGTATATGAAGGCGAATTAAGAGGTTGGAATCGATTGACGGAACAGTTTGAATTTGATCCAGAAGGTCGTTTATCTGACAAAGTCATCGGGTATGTTGGATATTTTGAATTATTGAATGGGTTCAAAAAAACTGTTTATTGGACAAAGCAAGAAATTGAATTGCATAAACGAAAGTTTAGTAAATCTGACTTTGGTTGGAAGAAGGATTTTGATGCAATGGCCAAAAAAACTGTTTTAAGAAATATGTTGAGTAAATGGGGAATTCTATCAGTGGAAATGCAAAAAGCAACGGTAACTGATGAAAATGTCGTAAAAGATATCAATGAGAACGGTGATATTTTATCCGATACAAATGTTGAAGAAGATACACCAGAACGTAAAGAAGCAGAAAAAGTGGAAGACGTATCATCAGCGTTTGATGAATACGAAGAAACAGCAAATACAGACGAACAACAGGATTCATTGTTCGATGATATGAATCCACCACTATAGCGAGGGAGTTTCCCCTCGCTTATCTAAGGAGGTGATAGTGTGGCAAGACCAACAAAAGAAGGTCTTGATTATTTTCCTCTTGATGTTGATGTTTTCGAAGATGAAAAAATAGAGGCTATTGCTGGGGAATTTGGACTTAAAGGAGAAATTGCGGTAATCAAACTGCTTTGTGCGATATATAAAAAAGGATATTTCATTTTGTGGAATGATTTAACGCAAGCTACTCTTTTAAAACGCCTGCCAGGAGCAAGTAAGGAAATGCTCAATCAAATAGTGAACCGCTTAGTCAGATGGGGTTTTTTTGATAAACAACTGTTTGACTCGGTCGAGGTGCTTACGAGTGAGAATATCCAAGCCACCTACTTTGAAGCGACAAAAAGACGAAAATCACCAAAACCAACTAAATATGTAATTAATGCAAACATTAATACACAAGATGAAAGAGTTAATGATGACATTAATCCCCAAAGTAAAGGAAATAAAAGTAAATTAAATAAAACAAAAGTATCTTCTTCTGCATCTAGTATAGATTTTCATTCAGAAAATAGTGCAGAGAGCTATTGGCTAAATCAAGTGAATCCAGCAGAAGCACCAATAGTCTTAGAATCTATTCGTTTTTGGGTCAATGATTTTCAAGGACAAGATGAAATTGTCATCATGGCGATTGATGAAATGCTGAAAAATGGCGCTAAAAATTATAACTATCTCGATAGAGTGCTAAAAAACTGGGAAAACAAGCAACTAGACACTGTTGAGAAAGTGAGAGGAGGCATAGGCATGGAAACCGTTGGAGAAATCATGGAAAAGCTGATACAGAAAGTGCTTGTTCAACGTGGCGAATGTCCTGAATGCGGACAGTCTTTGTATGGATGGCGTACGAAGAATCCTGATGGCTCAGAGCGCTGTAAACCAACCTGTATGCAATGTGGGTATAAAGCATTGCGAGTTCAGGAAGATTTACAGACAGAGCGGATGTACAACGAAAGTCTGAAAGCAAGAGCCATCAATTTTTTCAAAGGTGGTTCTGTCGTGCCAAACCAAGCGTTGTTTGATTGCACATTACAGAATTATCAAATTGTCGATCAAGAAACAAGACAAGCA